AAAGTTTTGGAACTGGGTGCGAAACGAGGAGCCGGACAGCTTTGGCTCCGACCGAACGCTCTACCTCGACGGGGAAATTTCCGATGAGACATGGTTCGGCGACGAAGTAACACCCAAGCTATTTAGCGATGAACTGCATGCAGGCGATGGAAACATCACCCTCTGGATCAACTCTCCGGGCGGTGATGTTTTTGCTGCTGCACAGATCTACAACATGCTGATGGATTACCCACACGACGTAACGGTTAAGATCGACGCCCTCGCTGCTTCGGCAGCATCGGTTATCGCTATGGCCGGGACAAAGGTCTGCATGAGTCCCGTGGCCATGATGATGGTACACAACCCGGCGACCATCGCTATCGGTGATACCGAGGAAATGCAGAAGGCCATCGACATGTTAAACGAAGTCAAGGAATCCATTATGAACGCCTACGAAATCAAGTCCGGGCTCTCCCGCCACAAGATTTCACAGCTCATGGATGCCGAGACATGGATGAACGCCAAAGAGGCCGTGAAGCTCGGCTTTGCTGACGAGATTCTGTTCAGGGATGGAGAGAAACCTGTCCCGGAGGATACGGCTGACGCGGAGATGCTTTTCTCCCGCAAGGCCGTCACTGACTCGCTGCTTTCCCGACTAATTCCTAAGAAGAAGCCGGAAGCAAATAAACACATGGTACCAGTAACCGATCTTGAGAAGCGCCTTTCGCTTCTCACACATTAAAGGAGGATTTTTACTATGACTCAGATTATGGAACTCATGGAAAAGAGAGCGAAGGCATGGGAGGCTGCTAAGGCATTTCTGAACTCTCACTCTCAGAACGGCGGCATGGTCTCTGCGGAAGATGCTGCAACCTACGACAAGATGGAAAAGGAAGTCACCGACCTCACCAAGGATATCGAGCGCCTGCAGCGTCAGGAGCAGATCGATAAGATGATGAGTGCTCCGACTTCTACTCCGCTCACCGGAAAGCCCGGTGTAAAGGATGATCCGGAAGAAAAGCCCGGCAGAGCGTCTGCAGCCTACAAGAAGGCCTTCTGGGACAACATCCGTCATCCCGGCAATCCCGCGATCCGCGACGTGCTGGAGGAAGGCACTGATGTCAACGGCGGCTACCTCGTTCCGATTGAATTCGAACACACTCTTGTTCAGGCACTCAACGAAAACAACATCATGCGTACCATCGGCTGCAAGGTCATCACGACTCAGAACGAGCGCAAGATCCCTGTGGCAAATGGCCATACGCAGGCGGCATGGACTGCCGAGAACGGTGCCTACACCGAGAGCAATCCTACCTTCAGCCAGACCAGCATTGACGCTTTCAAGCTGACTGACCTCATCAAGGTTTCTGACGAGCTGCTTTCCGACAGCTTCTTCGATATCGAGGGCTACATCTCCGAGGAATTCGGTCGCGCCTTCGGTGAAGCTGAGGAGGATGCCTTCATCAACGGTGCTGTACAGACCGGCCAGACGGCTATCGACAGACCGACCGGCCTGTTCATTCCTTCTACCGCTGGTGGTGCTCCTTCCGGTGTAACCGCAGCTTCCGCTACGGCAATTACTGCTGATGAGCTGATCAGCCTTGTGTATTCCCTTAAGGCTCCGTATCGCAGCAAGGCAAAATTCCTCATGAACGATGCCACTGTCGCAGCCATCAGAAAGCTCAAGGATCTGAACGGTGTTTATGTATGGCAGCCTGCCCTTACTGCCGGAGAGCCTGACAGGCTGCTCGGCTATCCGCTCTACACCTCTCCGAAGGTGCCTACAATGGCCGCAGGCGCAAGAGCCATCGCATTCGGCGATTTCTCCTGCTACTGGATCGCTGACAGAGCCGGTCGCACGATCAAGCGCCTCAATGAGCTTTATGCTACCAACGGTCAGGTCGGCTTTACCTGCACAGAGCGTGTTGATGGCAAGCTGATCCTTTCCGAAGGCATCAAGATTCTCGACATGAAGGCAACTTCCGGCTCTTAAGGATGGGAGGTGAACGACCGTGGCTTTGATTTCAACTGAAGATGCGAAGGCCTATCTACGCGTAGATTCGTCGGATGAGGATGCCACGGTCGGTATCCTCTTGGCCTCCGCTATTCGCTTATGTATCGATATTGCAAGACTTACGGATAACCAGTGGGAAGTGATCGACTCCGATGCTGCTTCTTCTGACGAGTATACCGAAACGGAGCTTTCAGCAATTCGGGAAACTATGAAGGTCGCTATCCTCTATACCTGTGCTTATCTCTTTGAGCACAGGGAGGAAGCCGACCACCATGCACTCACCATGACACTGCGCTCTCTTCTTTTTGCAATACGGGAAGGAGCGTTTTCATGAATATAGCGGCTATGAGGGTGCGCGTCACCTTCCAGAAAAATGCGGTCATCGTCGACAAATACGGAAACCACAAAACCGGCTGGACGGATTACTTCTCCTGCTGGGCGACTGTTGGCACAAGCTCCGGTTCGGAAAGCTCCGGTGTCGTCATCAATCCGGAGGAATCGCTGGACTTCACCTGCCGCTACTGCTCTGAGCTTGCGGCTGTGGAATCGACAAAATACCGGATCATCGCGGAAGGCCGCACCTACAACATCACCTATGTGAACCCGATGGGCTATAAGCATAACAGCCTGAAATTCAACTGCAAGCTGGAGAAAAACGCATGAGTAGAAATGTATCAATAAGCGAGATGGGCGAAGCCATTATGGAGGAGCTCGAAAAATATTCAAAGCTCGCCACAGACGACCTGAAGGCTGCTGTGAAAGAGACTGCTGCTTCTGTCCGCAAGGATATTCAGGCAGGTGCTCCGGTCGATACCGGCAAATACAAGAAAAGCTGGTCGGTCAAAAATATGCACGAGGATTCACAGAGCATTGACCTCGTGGTGCATTCGAGGAACCGCTATCAGCTTGCGCACCTTCTGGAGCATGGGCATGTAAAGCGTGGCGGCGGACGTGTTCCGGCACAGCCGCATATCGCCTCAGCCGAGGAGCGCGGAAACGAAAAGCTCGTCGATACCATCAAGCAGAAGCTGGGAGGTGGATCATGACATACGACGATGTAATCACCATGTTAGAGGAAGCCGGACTCCCGCTCGCCTACGACCACTTTGCCGAAGGTGAGTCGCCAGACCCGCCCTTCCTCGTTTTTCTATATCCGGGCTCTGACAATATGTTCGCAGATGACACGGTGTTCCAGAAAATTGATGAGCTGAACATCGAATTATACACGGACGTAAAAGACCCGGAAACAGAAACCCAGATCGAGGACATCTTGATCCGGCACGACCTGCCTTATGAGAAATCTGAGGTGTGGATCGAGTCGGAGAAGCTGTACGAGGTCTTATATCAAACACAGATTATAGGAGGATAAACGACTATGGCTAACACAAGTAACAAGGTCAAGTTCGGCCTTAAAAATTGCCACTACGCCATTGCTACACTTGCCGCTGACGGTACTGTCACCTTTGGCACGCCTGTAGCAATGCCCGGTGCCGTATCCCTTTCGCTGGATGCCGAGGGAGATAATGATCCGTTCTATGCGGACGATTCCGTATATTACATGGTCTCCAATAACAACGGCTATTCCGGCGATTTTGAGCTGGCGCTGATTCCAGAGAGCTTTCTCACGGACGTCATGCACGAGACTGAGGATGCCAACGGCGTCATTGTGGAGAACAAGGATGTGGAGCCGGAGCATTTTGCGCTGCTTTTCGAATTCTCCGGCGACCAGAGGAAGATCCGTCACTGCATGTATTACTGCAGCGCGACCCGCCCTTCCGTCACCGGCAGCACCAAGGAGGACTCTACCGAGGTGCAGACAGAGACGCTTTCTATCACGGCCTCTCCGCTGCCTTCCGGCATCGTGAAGGTCAAGACCGGCACCAATACCACCAGCGCTGTTTATGAGGCATGGTACGACTCGGTATATACACCGAGTGCTTCGGTAAGTGGCGGTGAATAAGGAGGCGCACTATGGCTGTAACAAAAACAATCGAAGTTGACGGCAAGGAGGTGCAGTTCCGCGCCTCTGCCGCCATTCCTCGTCTTTACAGGAACAAGTTCCACAGGGACATTTACAAGGACTTAAACGAGCTACAGAAAGGCATCGACGAAAGCGACGCAGAAAGCTCCACTCTGGATACCTTTTCTCTGGAGCTTTTTGAGAACATCGCATGGCTGATGGCAAAACACCAGAATCCTGATGTCCCGGACACTCCGGAGGACTGGCTCGACCAGTTTAACACCTTCTCTATCTATGAAATCCTGCCGCAGATCATCGAGCTGTGGGGATTGAATGTGGAACAGCAGGTGGAATCTAAAAAAAACATCATCCGACAGAGCGGGAAATGACAACCCCGCTCTTTTTACTCCGGTGCGTGCAGATCGGGCTTTCCATCTCGGAGCTTGACCTGCTCACCATCGGGACTGTCAATGACATGTACGCAGAAATGAGCAACGACGATTACAACTATCCTGCGCTCGCGACACAGGAGCAGATGGATCGATTTTAACAGGAAGGAGGTCATCGCATGGCTGACAGAATAAAAGGCATAACCGTGGAAATCGGCGGCGATACGACCGGCCTTTCCAAAGCCCTCTCCGGCGTAAACAAAGAAATCAAATCAACGCAGTCGCAGCTGAAGGACGTCAACAAGCTCTTGAAGCTCGACCCGACAAATACCACGCTGCTCGAACAGAAACAGAAGCTCTTACAACAGGCAGTCTCCGAAACGAAGGAAAAGCTCACACAGCTGAAGTCCGTGCAAGACCAGATGGATGCTGGACTAAAAAACGGTACCGTCACCCAGCAGCAATATGATGCATGGCAGCGTGAGATCATAGAGACCGAAAACGAGCTCAAAAACCTCGAACAGCAGTGCAAAAATACCGATACTTCAATCACCGCAACACTCAAGGCGACCGGCTCCAAGCTGCAGGAGGTCGGCGGGAAAATCTCTGATGTCGGTACAAGCCTATCGACGCATGTCACGGCTCCCATTGTCGCCATCGGCGCTGCCTCCATTGCAGCCTTTAACGAGGTGGACGCTGGCCTCGACATCGTTGCGCAGAAAACTGGCGCTACCGGCGATGAGCTGGAGGATATGTGCCAGATCGTAAAAGACCTCGCCACAGAGATACCGACGGACTTCGAAACTGCCGGTGCCGCTGTCGGCGAGGTCAACACGCGTTTCGGCCTGACCGGACAGGCGCTGGATGACCTCTCGGCAAAATTCATCAAGTTTGCCCAGCTCAACGATACCGATGTTTCGACATCTATCGACAATGTATCCTCCGTCATGAATGCCTTCGGTATGGACGCCTCTGAGGCAGATAACCTTCTGGATGCCTTAAATGCTACCGGTCAAGCCACAGGCATTGATATGGACACGCTGGCAAACGCCCTCTCCTCCAATGCCGCGCAGCTGAAGGAAATGGGACTCACCGCCCAGCAGGCCGCTGGCTTTATGGGCATGGTGGAGATGTCCGGTCTTGATACCTCTGCCGCCATGATGGGCTTAAAGACCGCCATGAAAAATGCAACGGCAGACGGAAAAACACTGGATCAGGCACTTGCTGACTTCTCCGCCACCATGCAGGGAAGCGGCAGCGATGCAGAAAAGCTACAGGCGGCCTACGATCTTTTTGGCAGTAAAGCCGGTGCCTCTATTTACAATGCCGTGCAAACCGGTAAGCTCAACCTGTCGGATTTCTCCGGCTTCCTCGGTGACTTTGAGGGAAGTGTCGAGAACACCTTCAATGAGACCCTCGACCCGATTGACCAGTTCCAGATGACCATGAACTCTCTGAAGGAAACCGGTGCGGAAGTCGGTAATTCCCTGATGTCTGTGCTCGCACCTGTCCTGAAAGAGCTTTCTGACAAGCTGAAATCCCTCGCCGAATGGTGGAACAACCTCGGAGAGCCCATGCAGCAGATGATCGTAAAGATTGCTCTCGTGGCGGCTGCAATCGGCCCGGTACTTGTAATAGTCGGCAAGGTAATCTCCGCCGTCGGCACAATTATGACGATCATTCCGACGGTCACCTCTGCTATGGCCGGAGTAAAAACGGCGATGGCAGGCCTGAATGCTGTCATGGCAGCAAATCCGATAGGTCTGATCATTACTGCTATCGGCCTTCTGGTGGCT